GTATCTAATTGAGAAAGTAATACTCTACCTTCAGTACCACCATCAGATAATAATATCTTATCGCCTACTGCTAATGTAGCACTTTCTAAATCTGTTGCGTTGTCAATATTAACAATCGCCTCAACAGCACCAAATTCTATTGCGTTACCAGCACCGTTTACTTTTAAAACCTGTCCTGCAGAACCTATAGATAAAGAGGCACCTAAACCACCATGTGTTAAAGGTATAAATTCACCTGATTGATATTCTGCTAATCCTGTTACGTTTGATCCCGAAAAGGTTGCTCGTACTGGTGTTTTAGAACTCATTTATTATAACTCCGAAATCTCAGGCATATGTCCTGGTCTAATTGTTGTTACTGCTGTGCCACTTGCATTTGTAAAAGGCAGATAATATGATTGACTTACAACGTGATCTAAAAAACCATTGATCTTTGTTAAATCTTTATTGTTCACTAATGATATTGTTGTAGCGGAAGCGTCTGTTTTAGTAAAAGGAATCGTTTTACCAACGTTATGTTCGTATTCGTTTACCCAAGCACTACCGTTGTAGATAAGATATTGTGAAGCCTGCGAACTAGTAATCGTTACATCACTTAAACTACCTAAAGAACCTGAACTTGCGCCACCTATTTCTTTGATAGTACCACTATCATTGATATAGAATTTTTGAGCAGAGGTATCAATCGCAACCTCACGTGTTTCTAAATCACTTGTTGAAGGTGCACTTGTACCTGTCTTTAACTTAATAACTGTCGCCATATATCTCTCTTATATAAACGATTAGTAAGTTCCGCCGTCTATGTCGCCATATGTTACGTTACTACCGTTTGATTGTAAAATTTTTCCATTATTACCAAGTGCTAATTTAGCAAGTGTATTAGCGCCACTTGCATACAAAATATCACCAGTAGTGTAAGAAGATTGTCCTGTACCACCATATACTTCGTCAATTACCGTACCTTGCCAAGTACCAGTTGCAATTGTACCTAAAGTAGTGATTGATGTTTGACCAGGATATGTTGTTTTAATTTGTAATGCGTCACTTGATACCTCAATTGTAGAGTCATCTACAGCAACGTCTAACTGATTACCTGTTTTAGTTAAAGCGTCACCAGCACTTATCTGACCAGCACCAGAGAATTGTTCAACCGTTATATTAGTTGTTCCTAATGTTGGAGTACCATTGTGAGTAAATACGTAACCATTGTCAGCATTTGCAGTACCAGCTTCTACGAATACAAAAGCACCACCTGTTATTTCAGCTGCCTCATCACCATCTGGTGTTCTTGTTAATACGTATGCAGTTGATCCATCACCAACGGTTGTAACTCTATATAAACCATTTTGAGTTGCAGTTGACTGATCTTTTAATAAGATTCTATCGTTTTGTGATGGTGTAGCACCGTCAATTGAAAATGCACCATTTGATCCTGCAGTTATTGTACCAGCACCGTTATTGTATGTACCAGCAACGTTTGCTGTTGAAGCATATTTAACAGAAGCTTTTACATCTAAACCATTTGCAACACTATCAACGTATGCTTTTGTAGCAGCGTCTTGGTCACTTGATGGATCAGTTACGTTTGTAATTCTACTTGAATTAACATCAACTGTACCAGAACCTTTAGGGTCAAGTATTAAGTCAATGTTTGTGTCATCACCAGCAGATCCTATTTTTACACCATTACCTGTAGCAGAGTTTGTAACTTCTACAGCATTAACCGCATTTGCAGTTTGTTGGAATATAATCTGTTCATTACCAGCTGCGTCAGTAATTGCACCATCGTCAGCAATTTTAGGTGTTGTTAATGTAGGACTTGTTAATGTTTTATTTGTTAAAGTTTGTGATCCTGTAAGTGTAGCAACCGTACTATCAATCGCAACCGTTAATGTGTTACCAGAACCAGATGTATCAATACCAGTTCCTCCAGCGATTGTAAGTGTTTCAGAATCTAAATCTATGTTTAATGCACCACCAGAGTCGCCTTGGAAGTCTAAATCTTGTGCCGTTACTTGTGAGTCAACATATGCTTTAATTGATTGTTGAGTTGCAAGTGCTGTGGCACTATTACTTGACATATCGTCTTCATCAGCGATAGCAGTAATACCATCTAATAAATTTAATTCAGTTGATGTTGCAGTTAAGGCAACGTTTTCATTTAATTTAGGAGATGTTAAAGTTTTGTTTGTAAGGGTTTGTGTACCTGCTAATGTAGCAACCGTACTATCAATAGCAAAAGTAACTTCGTTGTCAGAAACGGTTGTATCAATACCAGTGCCACCAGTTAGTGTTAATGTTTCGCCTGTATTGAATGTGTCATTTGAACCACTATCAGCAGCAATAGTAAAGTTTGTTGTAATACCACTAAATGATAAGTTACCAGAACCATCTGTTACTAAAACGTGACCATTAGAACCATCTGTACCAGGTAAAGTAAACGTTATGTCATCTGCAACACTATTGGGAGCTTTTAATGCTACAAAATGTGCACCGTTATTAGTACCTTCGTTTAGTTTAATAGAGCCACCTGTTGTAGCATTATTACCAATTAATAATTCGTCTATTCTCTTACTAGAATCTACTATTATACCAGATGAAGCAGTTAATGTACCATGTGCATGGTCCATCAATTGAGTATAATATTGTCCGCCTATCTGAATTGCTGAATTTGATGTTGATGATGGATCACCTATGAATAATCGTAATCCGTTACCACCAGCGCCTGTACTGGCTGCCGATGTATCATAAACGTAAGCAAGTTCCCCTTGCTCTAGACCTGAAGGCGCCGAAGCACCTGTGGTTCGTTTAATCTTTATAATTGTTGCCATTTTCTCTCCCTATTAAAATGTGCCACCGTTTAATATTAAATTTCCACTTTCAGTTTTTATTTCAGTTCTCGTTACAAATTTTTTCGTATTATCATCATATTGAATCATTGCACCATCATCTAGCGTTGAGGCATTTACGTCACTCAAACCAGTAAATTTATTTACATTACTTTGAAGTTGAGCAACAGATGGTGATGTGACCGATACGTTATTCGGTCCTGTTGAGTTACTATTAATCGTAGCCGTGGTATTAGTACCTGTACTATATGTAGCAGTAATATCGTTTGACATTTTTACCTTTTAAATCTTGTTTAATTACAATATTTATAATAATAAGGTACTAAATCAAAGACAATTATGTATTTTCAACTATTTTTTATCAGTATCAGCGCCAGTTGAAGAAGAATTAGTTTCAGGTTTCTTTAATTCTATACCTAATTCTTTTGCAATTACAGCGTCATAGTGTGCCTGAAGAATTGCGACTTTTTCTAACTCTAAAGATAACTTCACTTTAGTTGCTTGTAAATCTTGTCTTACAACAATACTATTGAAAGTTTTAGGGTTTAAGTCACTTTTCTTGTAGTCTTTACCGTCTATAGTAAATACCGTTTCTTGTGGCGCACTTGTCGGTGCTGTTGTTGAGTTGATTGTTTCACTACTCATGTTATATTTCTCCTTATTATTATACGTTAGGTCTAACCGTCATTAGACCCTCAATTACTCTTGTTACGGTACCTGAAGAATCTGTTATATCCATATCAAATACATATCTTGCAGGTGCCTCTAAAGCTGCTGTTTGCGTTGCAGTTAGTGACATGGTGACACCACCAGTCGTTCTATCTGCTGTAAATTCTATAGTTAAATCTGTACGTGTTCTCGTACTTGCATAACCCAAAGCCATCTTTGCAGTTGCTGTATAACCAGTTAAATCTAACGGATTACCCGTACTATCTTTAACGGTTACGGTTGAACTGAAAGTTGCTCCTTGATCTATGTTAAAATTTGCTACAGCTGCCATATTACTATTTATACACGTTATTTATCTTTTGTATTAAATACTTTTATCGTTTCTTTAAAGGGTAATCTCTCAATTTTTAAACCTTCTCCGTTTCCCCAACCAAATTTTGCATTATTATAGACATTATCAAAATATATTTCTGTACTTTGTTGATAGTATTCTATTTCTTTTGGTATGTTATTTGTAAAATAATCTACTATTGTGTTAAATTTACCTGCATTCCAATCATATCCTCCTAATTCAAATTCACCAGAAGGTCTACAATTAAATTCTTGGAAACGTAATTTGCCAGTATGTCTTTCTTTAGAAAATTCTGTAAT